CTGCTGCTGGGCGGCCATGTTGGGCGGGGGGAGGTCCGGTGCGACCGCGCCCGGCGCGGCAGCCAGCGCCGCGGCTTCTGGCGGCACGGCCAAGTCGTCGAGGCCCGCTGCCTGGGTGATCGCATCGGCGGCCTGCACCACATGCGGCACCGTGGTCACGACGTGCGCCGTATCGACTGCCATACCCATGGCGGACACGCGCTTCAGCACGGCTTCGACGGTCTTGAGCGTCGTCTCGGCTTCGGTCTTGCTGGCCGTGGCCTGCTTGAGCTTCAACTCGGCCTCGCCCAGCAGTTCGACCAGCGCGTCGGCCTTTTCCTGCTTCTTGGCGGCCTGAATCTCCTGCGCTTCTTCCGCGGGCGTTGGTTTCTTCGTGGGGTCGCGCTGGCCGTTCAGCTTGCGGATGCGGGTCACCCACTCTTCCTTGTCCTTGATGTCGGCGCTCTCCACCACCAGGTCGAGCACGGACAGCACCACCTGCGGCGCAAACGTGGCGATCTGGCCCAGCAGCGCGAACATCTGCTCAAGCGCGGCCTGCGCAAGGTTGCTGCGGTAGTCCTGGGTGTCCACCTCGAAATCGGCCTGGCGCTGGGTGATGTCGTTCTTGAACTCGCCGGTCTCTGGGTCGAATTCGTTGATGACCGCCCATTCGATGGGCTTGCGGCCGCCGACGATGCGAACCGCCTTGCGGCCCGTCCAGAATTGCTCCATGTGGCTCAGCCGGAGCTTGCCGGCCTGCTTGACGGCCAGCAGATAGTTGTCGAAGAGGTCGGAGGTGGTGAGCGAGCCTTGGTCCTGCTTGGCCAGGATCGCCTTGCCGCTCTGCGCCGAGGTGTCTTGCCCGAGGTTCTCGTTCGTGACGCCGCCGATGTTGCGCATGATCTGTGTGTTCTCGCGCGCCAGTTCGAGGTTGCCCTGGAAGTCCATGACGTGCTGCTCGAACTTCAAATCTGTGCCCTTGCGCTTGATAAGGACCCCATCGGGCCGCGCCGCCTCGCGGCGGACCATGTCAACGTCGGTGTCGGCGGGTAGCGCCTCCTCGTCCATCACGATCCGGTTGACCGAAAGGGCCCACAGCGCTTTGCTACGGCGCTTGTTGGTGTCGTCGCTCAGGTCGCGCATGCCGCGCCAAACACCGTAGGCCATGCCGTCCCGCGCGCGGCGGTAGGCAAAGAGCGGGGTCAGCAGGAACTGCCCATGCCGATACGGGCTCGGGCCGTCCCAGAACCAGAAATCCGGCGTCGCCAACATCACGCGCATGCGCATGCGCACAGCGTCGCGCAGCACGGCGCCCTCGCGCTTCACGGCATAGACCATGCGCGGGTCGGCCTCGCTGTAGATCTTGCCGTCGAACATGCCGCCCACGAACACCTGCACGTCTTCGGGCACCCGGTACCAGCACTCGATCAGGTCGACGCTCAGCCTGCGGCCGCTGTCGTAGTACCCATTCGATTGCATGAACGCAGAGCGCTCGTCGAAACTGGTCGCACGGCGCCACGAACCGCCCACATCGCTGGCGCCGGTCAGCTTCTGGCCCAGGTACCACGGTGCATCCTGCTCGTCAGGCTCCTCGCCATTGCGGTAGGCCTCGTTGCGCAGCAGGTGCACGCGGTCCCTGGCCACGTTCTTCAGCAGCGCCTGCGCGTAATCGAGGTCGAGCCGCTTCTTGCGGAACAGGTAGCGAGAGTCGCGCTGCAGCAGGTCGCGTCCGCGGCTGTCCCGCAGGACGTTGCGCCAGTCCTCCGACCCGGAGTAGATGATCTCCTCCTCGGGATTGGGGTTGATGCCCTCCTCCAGCCACGACAGCCCGGCCGTAGCCATCTGCTTGAACGCCTTGGACCGATGCCACTGCGTCATGTTCACGTCGTCGGTGTACTTGATGAGCTTCGTCTTGAGCTCGGCACCGGCCTCGTCGTCGGGCTCGCGCGGCAGCACCTTGTAGTCCTTGCGCATGCGCTTCTCGGTGCCCGAGATCCATTCGATGGTCTGGCGCCCCTCATTGAAGACCAGCGGCGCCTGCCCGCGCTCCATCAGCACGGCAGCGTCTTCGGGCCGCCATTGCAGGTGGTCGTTGTAGTCCTCGTCGATCGCCATTTGGTAGCGCTCCTCGGCCTGGCGCTCGCCCTCGTCGTTGAGGATGTCGATCAGCGTGCGGTGCCGTCGCGCGGTGTCGGCGTCGTCTTCGCCCTTGGCATCCGGCATGGTGCCGTCCATGACTTCGGTGCTCGGACGATCGACGCGCGCCAGCTCTTCCGGGGTCTTCTTCGGCTCGCGGAGTTCAAACATCAGCGCACCTCCTGATGGATGACCTTGCCGTTCACGCGCACGGTCGCTTCGATCCCTTCGACGGCGCGCGCGACCTCCAAGGACTGGGGCTGCTCACTCGGCATCTTGATGAGGTCCGGCATGGCCTCCAGCACCAGGTCGAACACGCGGTGATGGGCGAAGCGGTCGTTGCGGTCGAAGCCCAGCTCGGCCACCGCGGCTTCGATGCAGGCGAGGAACGCGCGCGGGACGCCCGTGCCCTTCGAGTTCGCGTACTTGAAGGCATTGACCTGCGGGATGACGTAGGAGCCCGTCTCCACGCGGCGGTGCGCATGGAAGATGCACATGCAGGGCACCGGCCCGCTCTCTTCGAACCGTGGATCGCGCGCTTGCACGTCGATCCATTGCAGCGAGGCAATGATGTCGCCCTTGCGAAACTGGCGCCATGCGCGATCGCCGCCCAGCGTCACGAAAGACAGGCCCTGCGGCCCGAGGATGGTGGTGTTGCTCACGTCGTTGGCTCCCTGTTGGGTTGGATGAGTTGGCTGAAGGCGACGCACCACGGCTTTTCGGCCGGTGCGCAGTCGATGTCGGCCACGGCCGCGGCGATCAGGTCGGCAGCGCCAGCGGTGAGCAGCGGTTTCGACGGGTCGAAGGCATCGCCGGCGCACCAGGTACTCGCGCTGGACCTCGTGCACGCGGATCTGCGCCTCGATGCTGGCCAGCGTGGTCATGCGGTTCTCCAGTTGGTGGAGGCCTGCTTGGCAGGCGTGGTGATGCGCGCGGGCCGGAAGCCCTGGGCGTATTGGCGGTAGGCGTCTGCGCCTTCGCTGTGCTCGTCGTGCCGCGGCTTCTGCTTCCACGTGCCGCGCGCCTCGTCCCACTCCTTGCGGTAGTTCTGCAGGTGGATGAGGCCTTCCTTGCAGCCCGCCTCGTCGAAGGTGCAATTGCTGAAGGCGGCGCGCGTGAGCTGGATGCCGTGATTGATGTCCTCAACCCTCGGCACCACTTCCCAGCTGCCGCCGAGCTTGGACTTGCGCAGCGTGTCGACCGGCGCCTCGGTCGTGTCGCCCTGCTGGCGCTCGTGCTCAGCGTCATGCGGAAGGTGGTGCGTGCCCCAGATGTAGCCGCGCGACTGCAGTTCGCCGATGTAGAAGCTGTAGGCCTCGCCCCAGTTCTCGATGTACTCAATGAAGCGGTGCTCCCCGCCGATCTGCTGCATGAGCCAGATGCCGGTGCCGTCGCTGTTCCCGATGTCCCAGAACGTGTGGACCGGGATGCCTTCCTTGTGCGGGAAGAAGCCGATGCGCTTCTGCTTGCGGGCTCGGGCCAGCTGCTTGGAGTAGTAGGCGCCCTCGGTGGACACCTTGAACGCCTCCTCGACGGTCGAGGGGTACTCCTGCCACATCTTCTCCTCGTCGCCGCTGAAGTCGGCGTCGCGCGTGGCGATGTACCAGTTGCGCTGCTGGCGGGTCAGCTTCTTGCCGATCACCGCTTCGATCTCTTCGAAGTACTCGGCGTCATCCTTCGTCTCGCGCTGGTCCTGCGTGAGCACGTACTCGGGCTCTTCGTGCCAGGGGAAGAAGCTCAGGCGGAAGTCGCGCTCGTTGAGCGGCTTACCCTTCTGCTCGTTCTCCAGGGCCTTCGTGACGATCTTGTAGAACTCGCCGGACTGCCCTTCGGCGGTGCTCTCCACGATGATCATGCCGCTGCCCATCGGCACGGCCGGGAACGAGCCGGTCACGATTTCCGTGGCCTTGTGGGGAAACTTGGCGCCGATCTTCCCCATCTCGCTGATGTGCAGGCGGTGCACGGTGCCGGAGCGCGCCGAGTTCGTGATCTCGAAGCTCGAGTTGTTCTCGAACACGATCTGCGTCTTGCTGCGCTCGGTGAACGGCATGCGCTCGCGGATCTCGTCGGGTAGCCGGTCGTAGGCGAACGCGACCTTGTCGCGGAAGAGTGCCGTCGCCTTCGGGATGTCCTGGGCCACCATCACGCAGCGCTGGTTCGGCACAAAGAGCGCGTGGTCGAGGAACATGATGCAGACCAGCGTCGTAAACCCCAGCTGCCGGGCCTTCAGGATGACGTTCCGGTGCCACAGGCGCGCGAGCTGGCGGCGCTGGGCCCGGTTGGGCTTGAACGGCACCACGTTCGTGGTGTCTTCGCCGTCGTCGCCCGGCGCCTTGGTCATGATCTTGTAGAGGTAGCCCGAGCACAGCCGCCACATCGGATCGGCGAGGCACGCCTCCAGCTCCAGCGGGTTCGACGGTATGAAGTCGTGCGGGAAGCTCTTCATGCCCCGCTTCCTTCGGTCGGATTCGCCACGATGGGCAGCGCAGCCTTGGGCCCGCTGATCGCCGTGAGCAGCGCGGTGAGCGGGTCGTCCTGCTTCTTCTGGCGGTTGTCGGCCTCGTACAGGCCCAGGTACTTCGCGAGCTTGTCGATCGCGTCGACCTTGCTGTGCATCTTGACCTCGATGCCGTCTTTCGACTCCTTCACGCCGGCGTACAAGCGCGCGGCATCGACCGACAGCAGCCGCGTGTCCTTGAGGATCGTGTGACCCACGCCGCGGCCGCCGCATTCCGGGCAGTTCTCGTGCGGCTCGCGCTTCTGGTCGTAGCCGGGCCCGCCTTCCGGGTCCCAGTCCTGTGCCTCGCCGTCGACCTTGCTCTTGCGCAAGCGCCGCGGCAGCTGGCCACGGTCTTCGAAGGCCGCCAGGTCACGGTCGTACTCGGCCTGCGTGCGGTGATACCGATGGTCGAGACCATGGCAATACCGGCACGCACCGACGTAGTACTCCACCAGGTCGCGCGGATCTGCCCGCACGATCGACAGCAGCTCGCGCACGAGCTCCTCGGTGGTCGCGCCGGTGCGCTTCTGCAGTTCGTCGCGCTCCAGTGCGATTTGGGCCTGAATTTCAGGCTTTTTCAGGAGTTTCCACCCTTCGGTACCGGCCGTCCTCTCGTTCAGGCACGCCGTCGCCCGCATGTAGGCGCGAGTGGCGTTCTGGTCGAGCACGTACTCACGGCAGAAGCGCAGCTCACGGTCGGTGAGAGGCTTCGGCGCCGGTGGTGCGGGTGGGGGTGCCGGCTCTACAGCCGGAGGATTCTGGGACGCCAGCGTGTCAGCACGGCGGAATGCCGTTGCCGGCGGGAGGGATGATGTTGCCCGCGTCTTTGCGGTTGGGGACTTCGTGCGGCCTGCTGCCACCTTTGCAGCGGCACCTGCCTTCGGCACGGGCGCGGAGGCCTTCGCCTTCGTGGCCTTGGTAGGTGCTGCAACGGTCTGCGACTTCGGCTTCGTCATGAAAAAACCCGGTGGGGGTTGCCCACCGGGTGAAGCGCGAAGGTCGTTCGCGCGGAGACAACAGGCACCGCTGGCCCCATGCGCAGCGGTAGGGACATTCAACGGGGTGCACAGTGGGGTTTCAAGGGGATTGCGATTCGCGTGTCCCTTAACGACAAACGGCCCCTAGGGGTCCGTTGCATGGAGTGCGCGCATCAGGCGCTGACCTCACAACACCGCGACTGCAGGCGGTCGATGGTCAGCCTGGGCAGAGGGAGGAGTACCCGAAGCTCGGCCGCCTGCAGCGCGTGTCCCTGCCCTGGCGCAGGATGGGCAGATCAACATCTGCCTCCGGCGGCTCGCTCAGACCTGCGCCGTGCAGTTGAAAGTCACTCCGCCATTTAGCCCTGGCGGACCGCGCTGAAGTCGCGGTATGACGGGCTGCAAACAAAAGCGGGGCGCCAGGCGCAGGCGGATGCAACAAATTGCCTCGGCCGTAGCTACCCTGCGCAGCGCTACGACACCATGCCTTCTGGCCCGTGCTCGAATCACGGTTGAGCCCCTTCCGGGAGGTGTGTCTGGTTGCGGGGGAGGCGCTTGCATCCGACGGTCGGGTTATGAGCCCGGTGCTCTGCTGTCTGAGCTACCCCGCAATGCAGGTATTCAACGCGGGGCCACCATGACACGCAAGGGGATTGCTAGTCGGGCCCCATGCGGACCGCCGTTGCTCGGCCGATCGAAGGTTTGGCCTTCCTTCCATGTCCCGCGTGACTCCGGCAGCCGTCCGCCGGGGCTGCCTACGACGACGCACCGACGAACTGCTCGAAGCGGTGTTGGGCATTAAGGGCGTTAATACAAGTGGCACACGGCGGTTGTAAAACAATGTAATACGTTGCCCAAGTAGCTGTGTTACTTGACCAAGTAAGCCTTACACTGGCGCCATGAGTGAAATTCGAAAAGAGCCGTTTGCAATCCGTGCAGGCAAGGTGTTCAGCCCTACCGCGCCGATCGATGAGCGCAGCTTGTTCGCCGGCCGAGCGGATCAGTTGCGCTCGTTGCTCAAAGCAATTTCGCAAAAAGGTCAGCACGCTATCGTGTATGGCGAGCGCGGTGTCGGCAAGACGTCGCTGGTCAACGTACTGACGAAGTTTATGGATCAGGGCGTGATAGCGCCGCGGGTGAATTGCGATTCGACTGACAATTTCGACTTGGTGTGGAGAAAGCTGTTCGAGGAGATTGCCTTTGCTACCGGCGGTCGCACCACGCCGGACGTGCCGGCCTTGATTTCTCCGGAGGCGGTTCGCCGGATACTGACCGCGCTGAGCAGCCACAGCCTGGTGATCCCGATCATCGACGAGTTTGATCGTCTGAACGCCGGTGTCAAACGCCAGGTTGCGGACACCGTCAAGACCCTGTCAGATCACGCGGTGGCTGCCACTGTGGTGCTCGTCGGCGTCGCGGACAGCGTGAACGAGCTGATTGAGGAGCACGAATCGGTCGAACGAGCTCTCATCCAGATTCCCATGCCGCGAATGTCAACCTCGGAGATCGAAGAGATCGTCCAGACCGGGGTGACCAAGCTAGACATGCAAATTGAGCCATACGCGCTCGAGCGCATCGCTAGCTTGGCCAGAGGCCTCCCAACTTACGCGCACCTGCTCGGTCTCAAGGCAGCCGAAATCGCGAACGATGACGATACGACCAACATCACGGGTGCCACTGCCGATAAGGCAATCACCCAGGCCTTGGAAGGCGCGCAGCAGTCGATCAGGCATTCGTGGCACACCGCTACGTCCAGTCCGCGGAAGGACAATCTGTTCTCCGAAGTTTTGGTGGCCTGCGCCTTGGCGCAAACCGATGAAATGGGATTTTTCGCTGCACAAGACGTGCGCGACCCGCTTAGAGAGATTTTGAAGCGGCCGATCGAAATCGCGAATTATTCGCAGCACCTAGCTGAGTTCTGCGATCCGAAGAAAGGGCCTGTCTTGCAGCGTCGCGGCACTGCTCGCAAGTACCGATTTCGGTTCTGCAATCCGCTCTTCCAGCCCTACGTGGTGATGAAAGGGTACGCGCTGCACATGATCACTGATTGAGCGAGATAGCGCGGGCAAGGCCCGCTCTATCAAGGCGGCGCGTTGATGGTCGTGCCGCTCGTCCGAGATATTCCGAACGTGCTTGGGGAAGCGCGACGAGCATATCAGAGGCGACTCCTAATCACCATCGAGGAAGGAGAAACCCCTATGTCAACCTCGACTACCAAAAAGGCCCCCCCGGGCTTTAAATGGGTGTGTTGCCGGTATCGCAGAGTCAAGAATTCACAAAGAATGCTTGATGCTCACGAGTACGGCTATGAGGCTTGGTGCTTTTTAGTGCCGAGCCGCTGACGTCCCGTCAGCACTGAGAGGGCGGCAAATGCCGCCCTCTCTTTTCGTCCGCGGCTACGTAATGGAACGCCATTTTCCGAGTGTCCACGCTTGGGGCGAGCTCACAGAATTCAACCGAGGAATTGCCCTCTACGAGCGCTGAACCCATCCCCCGAGAATTCCTTCCCCGCGACTTTGCGGCATCACCCTTGGCGCCGCAGACCGGCAGAAAGCGAATAGAGAATGAGCGATGAGAACGACGATATGAAGGCGGCATTCGCCAAGCTGAGCGCTGCTCACGCACAGAGCAAGGCCGCACAGGCGGAGGCAGAGATCGCTGCAGCCCAGCGGGAAAATGAAGCGCAGCAGGCCCATCGCAACGCCATCGTGGCGGTCAACACCATTGCCACGGAGGTGTTCGACAAGTTCAGGGACTACCTAGAAAAGGAACTGAAGGTGCCCGCCAAGGTCGAGCGGACCACCGTTGGTCTGGCCCAGACCATCATCCTGCGCTGGGGACCGATGATGATGATTGGTGGGGGCGTCCCCACGCCAGCGCACATGTTCGCCATCGTCGTGGATCGACCGTGGACAACTTTTCGTGCGAAGTCCCAACTTAAGGGCCGGCGACTCAAGGAAACTAACGCTTCCGCGACGTTGACTGCGGAGTGGGTCACTGCTGCCCTCACGGACGCGATTGAAGAGAGCATCAAGGGCGAATAGCCGCGCACCTACCTCGTGCCCGCTGACTTGCCGTCATATTGCGGAAGAGCCGCCGGCCACAGGCCTGCGGCGTTGATCCTGGCGCGCGCCCCTGCTGCGTAGCGATCTTCCAGCGCGCGCCGCTCTTCCCGTGTGAAAGTCCCCGTGCTGCCGATCAGGTAGTGACAGCCTGGGGAGGCTCCGTGCGGTCCGCATCCTGGCCAGCCCCGCCGGCAGTCGGTCTTGATTCCGATGCCCTTCCCCTCGTCCGAATGGCAGAACTGGGTATAGCCCTCGATGCCGCAGTGCGCGCACGGCAGCTGGCGCACCAGCCGCTTGTAGCCTTCGTGCTCGATCACGCCCTCCTTCGGCTGCGCGAACACCGGCTCGTTCGACGGAGCGGCATATCTCACCGGCCGCTCGAGCGGCTTGGCCACCGGCTTCACGCGCTTGACCGGCGTGCCGAGCACGGGCTGCGCGCTACGCGGCCAGGGCGAGCGCTTCATGGGTGCGCTACGCTTCATAAACCGAAGTCCAACACCAGCGAAGGCTCTATCAGGCCGGGCATGTCGTCGATCCAGACGTGCACGGCATAGCCAGCGTTGGCCGCCGCATGCTTCTTATAGGGTTGGCCGCCCGTGCACACGATGGGCACGCTGTCGGGCATGCGCGGCTCGCGGCCGAAGTCGGGCGGAATACGGCGAGCAGTGACGCACACGACGGCATGGCCGCGCGCCTGAGCCGTCGCGATGAACTGGCGCCACAGGTCGGGGTCTGCGGTGAAGGTGTCGTCGTAGTCCAGACCGAAGAGGATGCTTTTCATGAAAGAGCCTTGTTGGGAGCCGCCGGCCACCAGCCGATCGCGTCGCTCTCGTCGATTGCGAACTTCCCGTGATAGATCACGATGGCATCAACGCCGTCGGCAATGACGTGCGTGGCGCGGCATGCGTGTCGGATCAGGCCGGCCTTGGTGTGCACGGCGAAGCGTTGGCCAGGCCTCGGCCGCTTGTGCATGGGGTGAAGCATTGGGGCGGCTCCTGATGGGGCCGGAGTGGTGATGGCATCGGCATGTTGCGCAGGCTGGCGCGTGGAACGGCGACGCTGCGGCGCTGGGAGCCCCGGAGGCGGCGGGGCCACGTTCGGCCCCGGCGCATCTGCCGGGCGCTCGACCCAATCGGGACAGTCGATGCGATAGAAGCCCCATTCCTCGCCGTCCGGGTAGTCCACGGGCATGCGGAAGTCCATGCGGTGGAGCTTTGCGCAGTTGGGCGCCGTGTCGCACTCGCCATCGCTGAAACGCCAATGCGCGCAGCCGTCGCAGAACTGTTTGATCTTGCGCCCCATCTCCTCTTCGTCGGCGCGCCGCTTGATTTCGGCCAGCAGCTGGTCTGTGGTGTATGCGGCCAGCGTCATTCGCCAAAGCTCGACAGCACGAACTCGAGCATCTCGATGCGCTTCTCGGGCGAGAGGTGCTTCCAAAGGGTCTTGCCCGCGTGCTCGGTGCGAAGGAAGTTCACGGCGTCGGCGTGGAATTGCTCCATGTCGCCCTGCTCCAGTGCGGAGTAGCTGATCGACTTCGGCACCGGAATCACTCCGCCCTTCGGCCCAGGAAACCAGTCGACGAACCCGGCGCCGACCTTCAGCCAGGTCCTGAAGCTCTCAAAGTCCTCGAAGCGATCCTGCGCTTCGAAGAGCGACTGCTCCATCTTCATGTGCTTACGGTGATACCAGCCGACGCGCTGCTGCAGCGTGCGGATCTCCATCATCTCGCCTGGCTCGAGCTTCACTAGGCGATTCCACAGGCGGCGCCATTGGCGGCGGCCGCGCTCGCCCAGCCCGTCGACCACGCCGAAGAAGACGCGGCGTGCGGCCTCGCGATCGACCTCGGACAGTTCGGTGTCTTGCTGGCGCACCAGCATGATGTCAGCCATTCGTTGCTCTCCGATAGGGCCACGCCACCATCGCGGCGTCGCGCTCGTGTTGGTTGCTGCGAGCGGTCCAGCCGGTCGCATGGGTGAATGCCGCGGCATCCAGCTTGGCGCCCTTGGCGGTCGGGCTGATGCCGTGCGCGGGAATGCCGAGGTCAGCGCAGATCGCCGTGATGAGACTGCACCACGCGTCGATCTGGCCCACGTTGCGCGCGATCTTCAGTGCGGCCGCGCGGCTGCCCGCGGTGGTCCATACCTTGGATTCGAAGCGGCTGTCCTCGAACACCACGCGCGCCGGCATATAGCTGCGCAGCATGTGTTCGATGGAATGCGGTTCCACCGTGCGCAGGAACTGCAGCGTGCCCCCGCTGAAGCCCGCTAGTCCAGTGTCGGCGCCGGGGTCGATGCCCAGAATGCCGACTGTCATAGGAGCGTCTCCTGCGGCGAGTTGCACAGCGCTTGGAGCCGCGCTGCCGCGGTCTTCACTGCCTCATGGCCAGTTTTCCAGTCGTCGCCCCAGATGGTGCGCAGCGCAGCCGTGTATTCAGGCCGCAGCGTGCCGTCCTTGCGCGAGCGCCAGAACTCAGGACCGTTAGCGATGCCGCGCGCCATGCATTCCTTGCAGTTCGCCGTGTAGCCGGGCCAGTCGGCGCGCGTCGCGGCTCGATCGCAGTTCGGACAGGTCATGCGCACCGCCTTCCCGAGTCGTTCGCTGCCTCCAGGCCGGAGAACGGCGTGGCCCGGTAGTTGCGCCAACGGTCGCCGGCGCGCACCGCTTGCACGGTGGCCTGGCTCACGTCCAGTTCGCGCGCAATACTCCGGCCGCTCTGCTCGCTGACAAGGATCTTCGATACCTTCGTTTCGTCCAACTTTGCAGTCCGGCGCTTCGCGAGCGCGATCGCGCGCCGATGCGCCAGCGTCTTAGGCTTGCCCTGCAACTTGGCGCCGCGGCCCACCAGTTCCATGTGCTCGAAGCGCACGCACGTCTCCGCGTTCTCGCAGGTCATGGCCACCGTGCGGGAGAAGTCGAGGCTCTTGCGACGGATGCCCCACACCCGCCTGCGGACCGATCGCTCGGTCCCGGCCCACGCGGCGTACATGACGGGCCCGCGCTGAGGGTCGATGTGGTCGGCCCAGAGCAGACAACCGTCAACCGCGCGGCAACGGTCGTAGATTTCCTGCAGCTGCTGCTCCTTCGTCGGCTCCCAGCCCGCCACGGCCAGGAGGCGCCGCCCGCCTAGGCGAACGAACTTCACAGCGCCGCTGGCCAGAAGACCTTCGACGATCGGGCGGAGACGCCGGCGCACCGCCGAGTCGCGGGAACCAGCCAGGTCATCCCAGCACAACGGCTGCCGGCGGATGCGTTCGAATACCGCATCGGTTTCGAACGAAATGGGTGTGCGGCGCTTGCTCATGCTTGCTCCGGCTCCGAAGGAACGAAGAGCTCGTCGTTCATCGCTGCCGCGCCCGCGAAGTACTCGGCGCACACCGCCAGGCGCGAGCGGTGCGCATCGCGCACGGCCTTGCCAGTTTCCGACAGGTCGACGGCGCGCGAAGCGTTGTTAAGGTGGTGCACAGCTGCCTGCGCGTCGACCGCGACAGCGGCAATTTGAGAGAGGTTCATGCTTTTGCTCCCATGGGAAACATCCGGTCCAGCCGCACGAGTGCGGCCACTTCATCGCCGCCCGCGGTGCGCACGGCATCGGCAATGGCTTGCTTCAAAGCGTCCAAGCCGACAGCCGGCCGACCGACTTGCTCTGCACCCGTCCGCCGCGCGGCCAGCGCGGCCATTTCTGCCCGGGCCCGAGCGGCGTATGCGCTGCGTTTCTCTGCAGGCATGTCGTAGCCGACCGCCCGGTACACCTCCCGCGGCCGCACGGCGTTGCACAAGGCGACGAACTGCGGCAGCGTTGGCGGAAATTCCGGATGGCGGTCCTTGCAGACCTCCAGCGCGTGGGCAACGGTCTTCGCATCGAAGCTGCGCAGGCCGTGCGACCACACGCGGCGGGCGTTGGCGACGCCTTGGTCGCGGCCCTGCGCGTCGACCATGCCCGTGCTGAATTTCGACAGAAACAGGCCACCGTAGTAGCCGTGCAGCACCATGAACACGCGCTTGACATCGTCTTCGTCCGGCCCCGGCTGCTCGGCGCGGAACTGGTCTTCAGTGACGGCGAATTGCTTGAGCATCGATGACCTCCGGATCTTTTGAACTGCCAAAAATGTCCGCGGCGGCCGCGGTGAACTTGGTGGCGCGCACGCCCTGCTGACGCTGGCCAGGCGGATCGGCGCCGCGGCTGAGCCACGAGCTTTTGAAGCCGCCCCAGCCGTTGACCGTGGCCTGTCGCACGGCCTCGCCGACGCTCAGCCCTGCCTGTGTGGCTTGGTTCTGCACGTCGCTCCAGGCGGTCGGGGTGAGCGGCAGGTTTTTCTTCGCCCGCACGGTCAGCCAGTCCTCGGCGTGCTGCTGCTTCACGCCTGCTGCAACGAGGTCTTCCACGGTGACAAGCTGCGCCGGAGGCGCGGCGCCGCGGCGCTTGCGGGGCGGGTTCGGCGCAGCCGTGCCGGTATCTGTTCCGTCAGGAACAGATGTATTACTGGTACTGGTTCTGGTTCTGGTGTCGGATTCACGGGGGAGTCCCGGCTCAGTCCCGCCGCTGTCCCGCGGGACATCAGGGGAATTCCCTCCGACCTCACCATCGGGTTTCGCACGGTTGCGAGCCTTCCGGTCGGCCTCGCTGCGCCGCTTCGTGATCATTTCGAGCACGCGGAGCACCAGCGTGTCGTGATACAGCCGGCCATCCTCTGCCAGCCACCAGCCGCGCATCAGCTTCGCGCGCACCTTCATGAAAGTCTCGAGCGGCATGCCGATTCGGACTGCGATCAGCTCGTCGTCGTTGGGCAGCGACCCGCATGGCTCTTGACGCCAAGCCATCATCCAGAGCATCAGCAGCCACGGACGCAGCTCGGCAGGTGCCAGCGCCCAGGTGTCGGAGCGCTCGATGCGCTCGTGATCGAGTTCGAAGCGCCAGCCCTTGGCTTGCACATCGGGCGGGTATGGTCTTGGCCGCGTCATGCTGCGTACTCCATTTCCGCCGACTCGCAGAAGAAGCTGCACGAGGGAAGCGACTCGTTGCGGCGCGGCTCGCCTGCAGGGAGGTTGCGCAGCGAAAACCGCTCGCCCTTCATGGGCCCCGACCGGTAGCGTAAAAACCAGGAGCCTGGGCCTATCTCGTCCTGCAGCAGGCACATGGCCTCGAAATACTCTGGGAAGTCGTCGCGGATGGCGCGCCAGTAGCCTTCACCACCCTTCACGCAACCGATGCAGTTCGCGTTGTCGTAGCCCAGCATGTACATCGCCGGCAGCGCGATGCCCGCGCGTTGCACCATGGCTTTGCAATCGGCCTTGCTCAGACCCGCCTCGATTAAGGGGGCCACAACGGGGCGATCCGGGTTCCGTTCGCGGAAGTCGTCGAGGCGGTCTTCTTCTTCGATCGTGTAACCGAAGACCATGATGTCGCCGGGTTGCTTCCAGGCATCCAGCACCTTCCGTTTGAGCTCGCGAGAGCACGGCGCGCCCAGGCGGCCTTTTATGTACTGCTTGGTCTTGAATACTTGCACTACGCTCGCGCCGTACTTCTCATCGCGCAAAGTGGTGATCGAGCGCGCGAACCAGCGTTCGCAGTCCAGCGCGAACCGACGGTTGTCGCTGTGCTCCTCCTTGAGGAAGGCATTGACGATTTGCACATCACGCGACGTGGCGTACTGGGCGATGGCCAGCTTCGTTGCGACCGCCGATGCGGCACCGCACGAAAACTGGCAAACGATGCGCCCCGGTTGCATATTCAGCACGGGCGTGTCTCCGGGAAAAGTGGGGCCTGATCGGGCTGCGGCATGCGCAGCAGCTTCTGGCGCTTGTTGGTCTTGGGGTCGATGCGGAAGCCGCGCTCCTCGAGCCGGCCGGCAGCCAACAAGGAATCGACGCGGCCGCACACACAGTTGATGGGCATGCGCGCCTTCTGGCTGATCTGCTGGCGGCTCAGGGAGACGCCGGGCCGGAACAGGCGCATGACTTGCGCCTCCTTCGGCGACAGGTAGAGCGCAGGCGAGAGCGAGCGGTAGGCTTCGGCGGAGGTTTCGGCGACGCTCATTGCTCGGCCACCTTTCCCTGCAGCTCGCGCAGCACTTCCAGCGCCCGCTCGACGCTGTGGACCGCGCCCGGCAGGCCCTGCCACGAAGACATCGGGTCGGCCTTCAGTGCGAACTTGATCGCTTGCACCTGCGACTCAGTGGCCTGCCATCCGAGCACGTCGATGCCGGTTCCAGCCTTGAGCTTGGCCAGCTTGTCCAATAGCGCCTGGTGCTCGTCACCGCGCGTCCGCATCTTCTTGGCAACGCGCTCTTCGACAATCTTGTCCACGTTGGCCAGCGCGGCGCTGGTGGCTCGGTTGACCATGCCTTCGACATCCCGCACAGGCTTGCGCAACAGCGCGCCCAGGAATGTCTTGGTCACTGGCTTGGGATCAAGCTTCGGCGCGGGCTTCAAGACTCGGCACTTCGTGCCGTTAAATTCCATGAATCCCCAATTCGAGGGGATCTCGTCCAGCTTGGCCACGCCGGGCGCCGCGAGGAGCCACCAACGGTCCATGTACTGCATCACAGGCCAGGCCTTCTCCGGCTGCTTGAGCTCGCGCAACCAGTCGGAACGGGCGGTCTTCACCTCGTAGCCGTTGAAGTCCATGCCGCGCGACGGCCAGAGGTTCAGCACTACGATGTCGGCGGAGCGCGACGCGTTCGAGCCGGTGCCATTGGCCACTTCGAACAAGCATGCGTAGCCATTGGCTTCGCTGTAGGTGGCAGCCATGTAGGCGTTCACCATGGGCGTGGTCACCTTGTCGGCCGGTACCGGGCTCGGCGCCGCGGGGGCCGGCACGCCGGCATCGTTCGCGGCCAAGGCCTCTTCGATCTGTGTATCGATCTGCAGCTGATTCACGCGGCCTCCCGCATCGGCTGGGCATCTTCGAAGTCGAAAAGGCCGGGCATGCTGATTTCCTGTTCGGCCGCCTTGCAGTACGCGGCACCGTCGAGGAAATAAGCGGGGTTCAGTTCAGCTGCGCGGCCGCGGCGCCCGGCCTTCACGGCGCGATAGGGCACGGTCATCAGGCCGCCGAACGGGTCGTAGACCTCCTCCCCTGCCATGGACCATTGGGCGATCGCGCGATCGGCGATGTCGAACTGCATCGGGCACAGGTGCATTTCCTTGCCCTTGGCCGATTGCGCGCCATTGAGGGTCAGCATGCGGGTGATGTCGGACCAGACCTCTTCGGACCAGCTCTGCGGCTGCAGCAGCATGAACGTCACAGGCAGCTTGCCCGCCACCTCCAGCGCCTCGCCAATCGACACGTGCTGCTCGAAGTCGTAGACCTGACGCAGCGAGTGGTCCTTGAAGACCTTGAAAATCACGTCGTGCGGCAGCGCCAGCAGCTCTTCGCCCGTCAGCAGGCGATTTCCCGAAGACCTGGTGAAACCGTGTGCGTCGATCTGCCAGCGCGAGCGCGAGTAGCCGGTGCCGGGCACCATCTGCAAGTTGCGGTCGAACGGCACCATGTTGCCGTCCGCGTCGAGGCTGAATGGCTTCAGTTTCGTGATTGGCTTATCTGCGTAGCTGTTCGACAGATCGCTCGGCGGCTTGCGGAAGATCAGCAGGTACTCGGGCATGCCCACGCCCATCTTCGATGCGTCCTTGCACTGCTCGCTCCAGCCCAGCCGGTAGGTCTGGTTGTTCTCGCGGACCACGTCCGTCACGATGGTCTTCATGCCCATGTAGGCGAAGCCATGGCGCTGGAAGTGCGCGATCGTGTGGCAGTGGAACGGGTAGACGGTTTGGAACCCCAGGCCGGTCATGCCGCCTGGCACGATGCGGTCCTTGACGTGGATGGCGGCCAGCCGGCCCGGGTGCAGCACGCGCAGCAACTCCGGCGTCAGGTAGTCCATCTGCCTGAAGAAATGGTCGTTGCTGTCGGTGTGGCCGAAGTCGGCGTAGTTGGGCGAGTACTCGTACTGCGTGCTGAATGGAATAGAGGTCAGGATCAAGCCGACGCTGTTGCTCTCCATGCGCTTCGTCTCGTCGACGCAATCGTTGTTGGCGATCGTGAACAGGTCGCCCTTCACTTCGACGCGCTCGACGCCGAGCTTTCGGGTCAGCAGGTTCGTCATCGCGGCCGTGGAGAGGCCGTACTCACGGATGATTTCGCTCATGGTCTGCATCTGCTTGATGTGCTGGTCCCACTTCCGCTCAATCTCGCGGCGCACCGATCGCTCGGCCGCCGTGTAGATCAGGTCGATGCGGACCGGCTTGGGTTGAAGGAAGCGCTGCAGGCGGTGGATCGCCTGGATGAGGTCGGCGAACTTGAAGCCGATGCCCATGAAAATTGCCCAGGCGCAATGCCGCTGCAGGTTGCAGCCGGAGCCCAGGATCACGGGCTTGCTGGCCAGTTCCTGAATCTCGCCGTCGCTGAACCGGATCACGGCGTCTTCACGAGCCTCGAGGTCTTGAGAGCCGTAGACCGTCACTGCCGTGGGAATCGCCTTCTCGATCGCGTGGCGCTCGGCTTCGAGGTCATGCCAAAGCACGCGGTGCGCATCGGGATCCTCGGCACGCAGTTCGAGGAGCTTGGCCAAGCGCGCCGGCAGGCTGTCGCGCTTCTCGCGCGCTGCTTCGACAACGCCGATCGCTTCCGCCTTGAACATGCGCGCCTGCCCGAAAGCTTCGTGGCCGGCGTGGTCGTGGTCGGCATCGACCTCATGCCAACGCACGTCGAGCGGCGGCAACTCATAGCCTTCGTCGCTGAAGCCGAGGTCGGAGGGGCGCTGCACGAACAGGGCCCAGCTCGCCATCCACATCCAGAACTCGCGTTCCTTGTGCGGATGGATCGTCAGCTGGTCGGCCTTTTCACTGTTGCGCTTGAAGAAGCGTGTCTTGGCCTGGCCGACATCCATGACGCCGAGGAATGCGCAATACGCGAGCAACTCCACGTATTCATTCGGGCTCGGCGTCGCCGTGGCAACGAACCGGTACCGGACACCATCCGACCGGAGGCGCTCGTGCATGCTGCGGCGATCGTCACCGGCGAACATCGCCATGAACTCTCGGAAGGTCTTCGTGCCGCCGAACCCGCGCAGGCATGCCGCCTCGTCGAGGCTCGCCACGCTGAAGTGCCGCGGGTCGAGCTTGCCGTCGCGCACCGACTCATAGTTCGTGAGGTAGATGCCCTCGGGGTCATCAGCCTCTTCAATGCGGCGGATGAACTTGACCTTGATGCTCAGCATCGCGGCGTCGCGCATGAATTCCTGCCGCACGCCAAGGGGGATCACGATCAAAGCCATGCCGCCGGCGCGGGCCCGCGTGAGACGAACGGTCTCCAGCTGGATCACCGTCTTTCCAAGACCAAAGGCGCAGAAGATCGCGCGCCGGCCACCGGCAACCGCCCAGATCACGATCGCGATCTGGTGCGGCTTCAGCTTCGGGTTAACGTCTGCCGCGGTGATTTCGAAGCCGAACGACTCGGCCATCTGCACCTTGGCGCGCAGGAAGTCCACGTAGCTCGATGCGTTTGCCGCTTCGGGCTTGCCGTCGATGACGGTTGGTTGTTGCACCTGCATCATGCGGAGGCCCCTCCCGCAGCCGCCCGATTGCGCGACTGTTGCTGGGCATCGGACTTGCGGGACAGGCCACGGATGGTGCTGCGATTGACGCCGCGGGCGGCGGCTGCCTGCGCGGTCTTCGCGGAAGCGGCGCGTGCATTGGCCTCGGCTTGCAGCGCGCGGGCCGTCTCGCTCACGGTGTCGCGCCAGAAGAATGCCGAGGCGGGCGTGGCCGGGCGGCCAGCTGGCCAGCGGATAGAGTCGAGCGAATCAACCACGGCTCACCTCCACGCGCTTCGTGATCTTGAGGAAGGCCGACAGGCGCATCGTGAACTCGCCGCTGCCGCGCACCAGGTCACCGTCGTCGTTGAGATAGCGCACCACCACGGCAGCCATGCCGTCCGCGGTTTCGAAGCGCTGAATTTCCGCGACGCGGCCCGAGGGCATGCGAAACCACTGGTGCACCTCGAGCATCACCGTAGGGGCGTGCTGCGGGAACGCGGGGTTGAAGTCGCTTGCGACGGCCATGCTCATGCCCGCCCCGTCTGCGCAGCGTCAGACAAACTGCTGACCATGCCCAGGCGCTTCTCAAGCACCATGCGGACATGACTCTTTCCGAAGCAATCCACCGAAGCCAAGTACTCCAGGTACTCGGACTCGGAACTGAACTGCAGATCGACCCAGCGGCGGCGCACGCTTTCCTTCAGGTCGTCGGAAACGCGCGCCTCCAGCTTGGAGGTTTTTTTCCCGCCCAGGATGGAGCGGGCAAACATGGGAACGCCGGCTTCAGCCGTGTCGTCGGGTGGGGAGGTGTGCATGGGGCCCTCTCGTAGGTCGTGGGTCAGGAGAAAGGCACCAGCTCGCGCATGCGACTGTGGAATGCCGCTGCGAACTGGTGGTGTTTGGCGCTGGCCGTCTCGGGGTCGAAGGGGTTGGCCTCTTCGTGGGCCTCTCCCCTGTCTGCAGCCGAACGGGCTACCTCCCGGATTTCGGCTGCAGTGAGTGCGGCAAGGGGTTTGATGTGGTGCATCTACTGCCCGCCTTTCCGTTCCGCGGCCCTGGCACGGCGGACCAGCGACCACTTCGTCTTGTCGTTCAACTCCTCGCAGGGGATGCCAGAGACGGCGGAGACTTCCGGCGTCTTTTCGGCAGAAACGCGCCCTACTTCGAGCCAGTGCTCGACGTGCTGGCGGAGCACACCGTTGCCGACGGCGAGCGCCAGCTTGGTTGGGCTGTTGTCGAACTTCTCGACAGCTCTTTGAATACCGGTTTTCAGTGTCATAGTTTGCGCAAAATGCAAAGTTGTTTGCACTGTAGCACGCAAACAAGATTGCCGCAAACTCGCGCAAAATCTTTTGCATGAAAACCATCGGCCAACAAGCGCAGGAATTCCGTGAAGTCATGGGCTGGACGCGCACGCGCATGGCCGCGGAGGTATCGAGACACGCTGCAAAAACCGTCAGCCGGCAAGCCATCACGCAGCTCGAGGAAGTAGGCGACCGACGCCCGCACTACCTGAGCGCGCTTGCCAAAACGATGAGAACGACGGTGGAGACACTCGAAGCCGGCAAGTACATCGCCGACAAAGAGAAGCTCACCGGCGCACTGGCGGCCGAGATTCAGGCCCTGGACAGCGCGTGGGCTGAGGGAGACGGAGTCGATCCCCGTCCCGTTGTGGCCCGCCATCCGGAGGACACACCTCCAGCAGGCATGGTGGAAATCCCAGAATCGACGTTGGCCTTCAGTGCAGGCCCAGGCGCAACAATGAGCTTTGAACTAGTTGACGACAGTGAGCCGGTGATCTACCAGCTCTCATGGTTCCAGAAAATGCACATCAGCCCTGACACCGTGCGACGGTTCAAGGTGAAAGATGACAGCGCGGAACCGCTCGCCTATGAAGGGGACAGCATCCTCGTGAATCACGCCGAAACCGAGATCATCGACGGCAAGGTCTACGCCTTTCGCTACGGCGGCGACCTGCGAGTCAAGAAACTTTATCGTCGGCTGGACGGCACGCTAATCCTTCGAAGCATCAACCCCGCCTACAAGGACGAAGAAGTGCCGCCCGCCCTGGCGCAGGAGCACATCACCATCATTGGCAGAGTCCGCGATAAGGCCGGCCCTGGTGGCCTCTAAAAGAGAAGGATCAAAGGTCAGTCCATGAAGCTTTCTATGCTCGCTGCAACCGCTCTCGTTGCGCTCGCTGGTTGCACGTCGCCCACCGGTATCGTGCCGATCGGCAATGGCATTTACATGTCGTCAAAGCTTGGCGGGATGACGACGTACAGCGGTGGTCAGGTGAAGGCCGAATTGTTCAAGGAAGCCGGAGAGTTTTGCGCCAAGCAGGGTAAGCAGGTCACTCCCTTGAACTCCAGTTCGATTGACACGATCACCACCAACTACGCATCTGCCGAAATCCAGTTCCGATGCGAATGACGACGCCGAAAACATGGCTCACCCCACTCCTCTGGATGGGCGCTGGAGCTGTGCTCGTCTACCTTTTGCTCGCTGCGTCCGCAAGCAAGGAGACCACGTCAAAGGCGGCAACGAAGCGCGCAGCCGAGAACAAGGCGGCGGCCGATCAGGTCCTCAAGAAAGGGACAACCACCCAACTCCATTACACGGATGAAGGGCAACTTGTCCTGCTGGAGATTCCTTCGCGTGACAAGCTCACTGGGTTGATTGAGATCAAGCGTTGCTATGTCTGGCGCGACGCGGCTTATCTAACCACGGCAATGGCATGCGAAGGAGCGAACGAAGATCGCTTCGACCTAGCGCGCGAGGACAACGGCACCTTCGCCGAATAGCCTCGCCCTCCCCTGCACAAGCCCGCCGCGAGCGGGTTTTTTTGCGTCCACACAGCGGCGCGCAACTTTTTTTGCTTTTTTTGCTTGCGCTCTGCGCAAACTTGTTTGCATAATCGCTCCCAGCCGGTCTTAAGCCGGTCTGAAAGGAGCCACTTTGGTAAACGAAGCAGCAGCTGCAGCGTCAGCAACAGGACTCAAAGACACCCGCCGCGCGTACGGCCGGGCCTTCCGCCCAATGCCCAAACAGGCGCCGGAATTGACCCTGGTGCCACTCGAGCCGACCCATCAGGATGGCTGGAGAGTCGGCCGCAATGCCACCCGCCGCAACATCTTTGCCGCAGCCGCTGAGCAGAACCTGCTGAACGAGCAGGACCGCGCTGACCGACTGGTCGAGTACATCGCGGCCCTGTCGGCAACCACCGAGTGCGAGTGGCGCTACGAAATGGCGTCCGGTCAGGCATACGTCGACGGTGCCCTGCACTTCGTGCGCCTGTGGGGCATGCAGGCCGAACTCGACCCGTCGGGCGCGATCTGGCGCTCGGTGGCACCTGAAGGTTTCTGCGTGGCGCAACCGCGCATCGTGAGGGCTGCATCGTGAGCGCCGCCCTCTTCCCCACCCCGCTTTCTGCGCCCGCGCAGTTCGTCGGCAAGGTCGATGCGACGCACGAGCGCACAACGCTCTGCCCTCGCACGTTGGCCGAGGCCTTCGGCGAAGCAAACGCCAGCGGCGTGATCGTGCCGCTGCCTGACCCCGATGCCTCCGACAAGGCCGAACGCATCGTCGTGCGCGGCAGCGCCGCGGCCGGCTTCGCTCTCCTGCTGATTCTGGTTGCCGAGCGAGTTGCGCCATGGCTCTTCGCCTGATTACCACTCCCATTCGCCGGCCTCGTGCGGACTCATTCCCGCGCGACACGCCTGAACCGGCCGCCGAACTCGACGCGGCCTTCAACAGGCTCCTCTCACGCGCACGTCTCTGGCTGTGCGCCTTTGTCACCGCTGCCCACGTCGGGCTTGTTCTCTTCCTCTTCTTTCGCTGAAAGGCACTTCGTGAACGCAACCACTCAACCCGAAACCACCGCGCTCGCGATCAGCAGCGCATCCGCCGGCGCGCTGCTGATGGATACCGGCAGCATGGACCGCCTCGAGCGTATCGCCGAGCTGATGGCCAGCGGCAAGACCACAGTGCCGGCACACCTGCGCCAAAACAAGGGCGATTGCTTCGCCATCTGCCTGCAGTCGATGCAATGGAGCATGAACCCGTTCGCGGTTGCGCAGAAAACGCACCTGGTGAACGGCACCTTGGGCTACGAAGCGCAGCTGATTGCCGCCGTCATCAACACCAGCGGCGCGGTGAAGGATCGTTTCCACTTCGAGTGGTTCGGCGACTGGACCAAGATCGTCGGCCGATTCAAGGAGGTCGTGTCCTCGAAGAAGACCGACGACAACGGCCAGCCGAAGAAATACATCGTTCCCGCTTGGAGCCAAGAAGACGAGCGAGGCCTCGGGGTCCGCGTGTGGGCCACCATCAAGGGCGAAAACGAGCCTCGCGTGCTGGAACTGCTGATGACGCAAGCCCGCACGCGCAACAGCACGCTCTGGACTGAAGACCCGAAGCAGCAGCTCGCCTATCTGGCGCAAAAACGGTGGTCGCGGCTCTACGCCCCTGACGTGATCCTCGGCGTCTATTCGCCCGATGAACTCGACCAATCCGGGGAAAAGTTTATGGGCATGGCCGAGGAAGTGCCGCCCCCGCCGCCACCGACCTACGACCAGGCGAAGTTCGACGCCAATTTCCCGCAGTGGGCCGAAATCATCCGCGCGGGCCGCAAGACCGCTGACGCCTTCATCCAGTTCGTGGAGGCCCGCGGTGAGCCCTACACGGAAGAGCAGAAGGCGAAGCTGCGCGCCGTGAAGGTAGGCACCGGGGCAACGGCTACGGACGTTGAGGCGAAGCCCAAGGCGGCCGCGGAAGCGCCATCCGCATCGCCTGTCCCCGCTGCGGCGGCCCCTGTCGAAACCCCTGCCGCTGCGTTCACCTATGCCGTCATCGCTGACCGCATCGCGAAGGCCCAGACGCAGGAAGACCTGCAGGACATGGACGAGCTGATCGGCGGCATCGCCGACGCCGGCCAACGCGAAGAACTCACCACCAAGCTCAAGGCGCGCGCCGACGAGCTGCCCCCGTTCTAAGGAGCCCTGAACCCATGAAGACCGTCAACCTCATCCAGGGCAGCGCCGAGTGGCTCGCCCACCGCGCGCAGCACTTCAACGCGAGCGACGCGCCGGCCATGCTGGGGCTATCGCCCTACAAGACGCGCACCGAGCTCATCCGGGAGCGCGCAACCGGCCTGGCCGCTGAAGTCGACCCTGTCACGCAGCGCCGCTTCGACGATGGGCACCGGTCCGAACGTCTCGCGCGTCCGCTTGCCGAAAAGATCATCGGCGAGGAACTGTCGCCGCTCGTCGGCGTGGCCGACCATGGGACCTACTCGGCCAGCTTCGACGGCCTGACCATGATGGAAGACCAGGCGTTCGAACACAAGGCGCTCAACAACCGGCTGCGCGCAGCCATGGTCGATGGCTGCAGCGGTGCCGACCTGCCCGAGGACTACCAGGTTCAGATGGAGCACCAGTGCATGGTGTGCCCATCGCTCGAGCGCGTGCTGTTCATGGCTTCGAAGTGGGCAGACGACGGCACGCTCATCGAGGAGCGCCACTGCTGGTACACGCCGAACCCTGCGCTGCGCGCGCGCGTCGTTGCGGGCTGGAAGCAGTTCGCAGAGGACGTGGCGAACTACTCGCCGCCCGCGGCTTCCGCCGTTGAAAAGATCGTGGCCGAGCCGGTCGAATCTCTGCCGGCTCCCTTCGTGCAGGTCACGGGCCAACTCACCCTGCAGGACAACTTCAAGGTGTTCGAAGAGCGCCTACGCGACTTCCTCGACAACCAGCTGATCCGCGAGCCGAAGACCGACGAGGACTTCGTGAACCTGGATGCGCAGATCAAGGCCATGAAGCAAGGCCGGGAAGCCCTGAAGGCTGCCAAGGCGCAAATGCTCGCCCAGGTCCAACCCGTCGACATGGCGAACAAGGCCGCCGACACGCTCGACAAGCTGCTGCAGCAGAACTGCAAGTTGGCCGAGGACCTCCTATCGGCTGAGAAAGAGCGCCGTCGCGGTGAAATCGTGGCGGCGGGTGTGAAGGGTCTGCAAGACCACATCGCCGCCCTGAATCAGCGCCTGGGCAAGCCGTACATGCCTCAGGTGCCGGCCGACTTCGGAGCCGCCATCAAGGGCCTGAAATCTCTCGCCAGCATGGACGACAAGGTGGGCGCCGAGCTTACCCGCGCGAAGATCGCAGCCAGCGAGATTGCCGATCGCATCCAGATCAACCTGACCACGCTGCGCGAGTACGCCGCCGAGCACGCTTTTCTCTTCCCCGACACGGCCCAGATCGTCCAGAAAGCACCCGACGACCTGACGACGCTGGTGAAGGCCCGGATCGCTGAGCACCAAGAGAAGGAACGGATTCGCATTGAGGTCGAGCGCGAGCGCATCCGTGCCGAGGAACAGGCCAAGGCCAAGTCCGATGCCGACGCTGCCATCGCCGCTTCGACCGCAGCGGCTGCGCCGACCTCTGCCCCGGCGCCATCCGCGCCCGCGCTCACTCCGGCCCCGGTGTTGGAAGTCATCGCCTCCGCACCGGCCGCGAACGAACCCGCGCCAGGCATGCCGCCGGCGCTGAGCATCGGCGTCATCAACGAGCGGCTCAAGTACTTCACCGTGACTGCCGAAGCCCTGCGCGGCCTCGGCTTCGAGCCAGCGGGTCGGGAGCGAGCCGCGCCCCGCTACCACGAGCACCAGTTCCCCGGCATCTGCGAGGCCGTGGCCAAGCGTGCCCTCCTCGTCCGCCAGGACTTCCTGCAGCCGCGCGCTGCCTGACACACCACCACAGGAGCTTTTATGCCCAACACCTACACCGCGCCCGCTGCCTTCAATGACGACACCGAGCGCCTCGACATCCCTCTTACCCCGGTGCAATCGAACCAGGTAAAGGCCATCGGCTACGACGCCACCACGCAGACCCTGGCCGTGACGTTCACCCGCGGGCCGGGCACCGTCTACCAGTACCCGAATGTCGATCCGCAGCTGCACGCCGACTTCCTCGCGGCCGAGTCCATCGGCACATTCTTTGGCCAGCGAATCAAATCGCTGCCGTTCAAGAAGTTCGCGGCGACGCAGGCGGCCTGACCATGCATGCCATTTCCGAGAAGAAGCGCGCGCGGCGGCTCGGCATGCTGCGCCGCCGCGCAGCGCACCTCCAGCGGCGGATCGAAGCAGCGGCGGATAAACGGCTGACCTACGACGAGGCCGAGCTCGTCGCGCTTCGATGGGCTCTGGCCGAACTCGACCCGCAATCCCAATCAAAAGGCGGCGCCGCATGAGTCTCGCGCCCACAGCAGATCAGCTTGTTTTCGGAGGCCTCGTGATCTCAACCAGCCTTGGTTATGAACCAGCCAGCAAGAGGGTCCTTGGTATCAGCGGTGCGCGTGATTTTTGTGCCGCAAGCGGTGCACATGTAATGCGTAGCGTATCCCCGCGCCTGTCCCATACTCACGTTCCCCAAGCTGAAAGAACCCACCTGCACCAGAGATGGATGCGGGTCAACGTTCTTCAGCTGGTCGTTCAATGCTGCGCAGGCTTGGCAAATGGCCATATGGTCCTCCGTCCGTTGGAGGGCGCAGTATCAAGGCCTTCTGCGCTCGGGGCACGCTGCACTGCATCAATCTTCCAAGTCGAACTGTCCCTGCAGCGTGCGGATGATCTGCGCGATGTCGGCGCGGTGCGCGCCGCGATCGCTGACCACGCGAACGGTCCAGTTCGGGCCGCCCTCCTCGGCCGGGATGCCAATCACCCCGCCGCGGTGCACGTCCGTCTGCTGGCCCCGAAGGCCGGGCAACGCCTCGATGCGCATGAGCAGCATTCGCTTCAGCTGCTCGGCGGTGCGGGTCGGCTTGGCCATTTATTCCTCGTTGGCAAAGGCAAGCAATTCGGCGCGCGCCGACTCGAGGTATTTCAGGCCCATGACCAAGTTATGTCTTGTGCTGAGATAGTGACCCAAGAGATTTTTCTCGTTGAGCGTGGTGAGTGTGGGTGCAGATACAACGTAATCGAGGAGGAGGATCACCTTCTTCAACGCCGCCACTCCGTTGGCCATGGTTGCAGCCGCATTCGGCACAGCGCCCGCCAAAAGCAACATTTGTTCTTCAGTAGGCAGCTCAGCCTTGGCGAAGAGGATCTGGAAGTGGCGCGCACGCTCCACTGCCGTAGGGTGACCCGGAAGCGAGTGTTCGGCGAGCATTGCTGTAGCCGTGGCTATCAGCGTATGCACTTTCGAATCGGTGGATGCGCCGACAACCATTACGGTTGCGCGAGCGGTCTTTTTCTCCGTCTCTTTGTCGGCATGACGCTGCCATGCAGCGATCCCGATCGCAGCCAATATCGCGGCAACAGACCCCACTGCCTGCACCCAAGCTGGGGCATCTGCTCGTTCTGCCCAGCGGCCAAACGCCGCCCAGCCTGGATAGATCGCAAGCGCCAATCCACCGAACAGACATGCGAGCACGGTCGCGCCGATCGACGCCCCGGTCGTTCCCAGTTCCTTCTTCATCTCTTCGTCCTCCAGAGGATCTGAGTATGCAACTCATCGACAGCTCCCCCCGGCGTATCCAAGCCAACAAAATTCGGCCGATCCCGGTGCCCGCAACGACCGCGTTGGAACGGCCCATTCTGTTCTCCGCGCCCATGGTGCGCGCGCTGCTCGACGGCAGCAAGACGCAGACGCGACGTGTGGTGAAGCCCGCCCCAATCGCCGATCAAGCGTTTGTCGGCGGCTTCTACATCCCCAGCACAAAGCGCGCCGAAGGAGCGCGGCTTTCGGTCGAAGCACCGTATGTTGCGATGGCTTACCCATACGGTCGGCCCGGCGACCGGCTGTGGGTTCGCGAGGCATGGGCCACGAGGGCCATCGACCCGGAGTGCACCGTCGCCGCCTACCGTGCGACCGACGACGAATGCAATGGCCCATGGAAGCCCAGCATCCACATGCCGCGCTGGGCCAGCCGCATCGACCTCGAAATCACCGGCGTGCGCGTCGAGCGCCTGCAGGACATCAATGAGGCGGATGCGGAGGCCGAAGGCGTTCACTCGTGGGGTCGCGGCGCGCTCTCCCCCGAAGGGCAGGAGGCCGACCCTTCCGACAAGTTCCGCTGGCTTTGGTCTTCGATCAACGGAGCCGACAGCTGGTCGGTCAACCCGTGGGTCTGGGTCGTCCAGTTCAGGAGGGTGAAGCCGTGAACTGGCGCAACGTCCTCCCCTTCGGCGTGCCGGAGACGACTGGTGAAATCTTCGCCTCTGTCGCCTCCGCTTTCCTGGCCGGCGTCATCGGCGCGGCCCTCCTCGTCGGCTTCTTAATTTGGATCGGACCATGAGCAAACGATTCGGAAGAAACCAGCGCCGCCGCGCGCGCGAGACCATCGCCAACCTCACAGATGCACGCGAGGAGGCGGTCAAGGACGCCGCCTCGTGGAATGCTGTCGCCGACCGGCAGCGCGCCCGCGCCGGGCTGCTGCAGGCGCAGATCGACACGGTTCGTCGCGTCCTCGGCGATTCCGTTGCTCTGCCGCCGGTGGAGTGCGTGCTGCTCGAACGAGAGGCGCGTGCAATCGCCTCCGCTGGGCTCGTGGTCGAAGCGCCTGCGGGGCCTACTGAGTTTTTCGAATTGGGCTCGGAGCCGGTTGCGATAGCGAGATTCGAGACGATGACTCTCAACGTGCTCGAGGGCGGCCTCGACCTCTCGCGCCCCGATGCGCTCTACAGGCAGCCGCACGCCTACATCCGCAGCCGGGAGACAGGCGAACTGCGCTATGCCGTTTCGCCGGCAGTTCTCGCCCAGCTGGACCAGCAAACGATCGTCCAACGCATCGCGCATCTGCTGGCCGAGAACCTAGCGAGAGACCTGAAGAAAGGCAGGAGATGACCGCACAGCGCGAACCCATCACCCCGTGGAACCCTTCGCGCCGCGCCACCGCGCGCGTGAAGGATCCGCTGCCGGTACCGGACTGCTGCCCGAACTGTGGCTCGAAGGTCTGGATCGGCTCGAACGCCACGATCTACGGAGGCCGCGAGTACGGCGAATGGCCCTGGGCGCTGATGTGCACCGGCTGCGACTCTTACGTCGGCTTGCACCCGTTCACCGGAATTCCGCTCGGGACCTTGGCCACGCCCGAGATCCGCGCGGCGCGAAAGGAGGCGAAAGCCGCCTTCAACCCGCTCTGGGAGGGCGCCAATGCGCAGATGACGCGCACCGCCGCTTACGGCTGGCTCGCGGCCGCGCTGGGCATCCAGAACGTCGAGGAATGCCACATCGGCTGGTTCGGCGTGGACCAGTGCCGCGCCGTCGTCGCCGCCATCAAAACCCGCGGTGCCGCGCCGGCGCATCGCCACACCTGCCATTGGCCGGGCTGCTCGCGCGCGGTGCCGCCGGCCATGTGGGGCTGCAGCCCGCACTGGTTCACGCTGCCGAAGCCGCTGCGTGACGACATCTGGCGGACCTACCGGCCTGGCCAGGAGATCACGAAGAACCCCAGCGAGGCCTATCTCGTCGCCGCCCGTGCGGCGCAAGCATGGATCGCGAATCACCAGAAGGAAAAGACAGCATGACGCATACCTCCGCCCTGTTGGAAATCAGCCCCGCTGCGCACGCCGAGATCGAACGGCTCCTGCGCGCAGCCGGCTACAACCACGCGATCAACCACGATCAGCTGGACATGCAAGGGATCGCCCTGGTCGCGGCGGCTCCAGCGGCAGGCGCTATCGATGCGCGCGAGCAGGAGGACGACATGGACGAATCGGGCAATCCCGAAGAGTCCAGTTCGCTTGAAGATCGTCTCGCTATGGCTTTCTCCGAAATTGGGGCGATCCGGCGCAGGTACGGAGAACCCGGCAGTCGCGACGTTGACGTGACCGCGAATAACAAGGCGATCAACCTCGCCAGAAAAGCCATATACGATGCCCTCGCATCGCGCCGGGAAACACCGGCAGCGGCCGGCGCTGCGCCGGCGGTGCCGGATGCGAAACCCATCGCATGGCTTCACTACGCGGCGAAGAAGCCGAGCCTGCGCCGCGTGGACTTTCACACTTCGCCGGGCGTCGTTGAAAAGGCGAGTGGCTGGAAGACCATCCCTCTCGGCGCCCTCGCCGCAACCCCCGCGCCCGAGACGGCACCAGCGACGGCAGAGCCGTTCCAGACGCGCGTGCGGCCGTGGCTCATGGCGTGCTTCGGCGAGATGATCGCCGGCGACCGCGAAGAGCGAAACCATCGCTTCATCGAAGAGGCGCTCGAGCTGGTGCAGGCGTGCGGCTGCACGGCCAGCGAAGCGCACCAGCTGGTCGACTATGTTTTCGCGCGGCCAGTCGGCGACAAGGCGCAGGAGGTCGGCGGTGTCATGGTGACGCTGGCGGCGCTGTGCCTGGCACAAGGCCTCGATATGGCCGCGGCCGGTGAAACCGAGTTGGCGCGCATCTGGACGAAGGTCGAGCAGATCCGCGCGAAGCAGGCTGCGAAGCCGAAGCACTCGCCCCTGCCAGTTGCACCCGCGCGCTGTGGGTACTGCGACGACACGGGCGACGTGCACGGACTCGACGGTGAATGGAGCGGAGTGTGCAGCTGCCCAGCAGGTGATCGCGTCCGCGCCGCAGTGGCCTCGCCCGACGACACGCCCCTCGAAACTGGCGAAGGGGACGCTCGATGACCGCAGTCGCAACCGCCACCAAAGACCGAATGTTCATCACCATGAACCTGCCGCTCGGTGTGGACGTGTCCGCCTTCACGGTCGCCGTTTCCGAAGACCGCTATGCCGACGACATCACCGTGCAGCGCGCCCGGCAAATCTCCGGGCCGCCGCTGTGGGCCGTGCGCTACCGCGGGCAAGTGCTGAACCAGCAAGGCGAATGGGAGTGGGAGCCGATGCCGAGCAGCCGCACCGACGAGTTCCTCGCCAGGTGCCGCTTCATCAGCGCTGAGCTTGCGATCGCAGCGGCGTGGGCCGCGAAGGAGAAGCTGTGACCTTCGACCTCTTCGCAGACCTTGAGCCCGTGGCCGCACCAGCACCCTGCGCGCCGCCCGTCAGCCGTGCACGCGCCGAGGGCGAGGACTTCACCATGCAGCCGACCGGCGACGTGAACCGGTGGCTGTATCGCGGCGTACTCGTGATCTTCGACAACCGCCGCAAGCCCGGTTCTCAGGTCGGCATCTGGCGCACGATCGAGGGCATCGGCCGCGACGCCATTCACAACGACGATCGCATCGAGGTCTGCCGCGCCATCGACGCGTATCTCGCCGGGACCGGCAAATGAGCTGCCGCGCCACCATCATCAGCGCGATGCCGGGCACGCAGGCTCAGATCGCCCAGCGCGTGCAGCGCAGCATCAAGACCGTGAGCGTTGAGCTCGGGGCCCTGGTGTTGGTCGGGCGCGAAGCTCACATCGGCAACTGGCAGCGTCAGGCACGCGGCGGCAAGCCCATCGCCGTCTACTTCGCGGGCCCCGGCATAAGCATGCCGCGCCCACCGCTCACACGGGCGGCGCTGTATGCGAAGCGAAGCAGGTTCCGCAGCCTCTACGAGCGCCCGCACCGCTCAGTCGTCGCCTAACGCGCACCCTTTTTTGCATTTTTTACGAATGACGACAGACCCACATCGCCCTGACATGAGCGACGAAGAAATCGACCTGATCTGCCACGGCCTGACTCAGAACGCGGCCAAGGTGCGCCACCTGCGCCGGCTCGGCCTTCGCGTCGACCGAAGACCCAACGGACGGCCCTTGGTGGCGAGGATCGAATGGGCGCGGCTGTACGGCCCCGCGGCGACGTCCACGCCGCCGGCGGCGAGCAATGGCCCCCGATGGAAAACTCCCGCCGGAGCACGCTGATGGGCCGAGTTCGAGATCGCGCTTCGGCGGCCGGGCTGCTGCCACGCATGGAGGCGCGCCCCTGGTCCAACGGCAAGACCGTGACTTACCGGTTTCACCCTGTCGGGGGCAAGCCGATCAACCTCGGCACAGACCTCGCGGCCGCGTTGCGCAAGGTGCTGGACATGAACGGCGGTGCGCCCGGAGACGGCATGGGCACGCTCCGCTGGGTGTGGACCAGATTTCAAGAATCTCCGCGGTGGAAAAAGCTGACACAAGGCACTCGAGACGACTACGCGCTGGCGTGGAAGCAGATCGACGATCGGCTCGGCCACATGCACATGACGGAAATCACCACCACAGTGGTGGCGCACTATGTGCACATCGAGCGCGCGGGGTCGCCTCGGCGCGCCGACATCGAAAAGAGCCTGCTTTCGCGACTTTTCGGCCACGCCATCAAGCTGGGCGTCTGCACCATCAACAGCACGATAGGCGTCGAGCCGCATGGCAGCGAAGCACGCACTGAGGCGCCAGATCCCGCCGTCCTCGCTCGGTTCCTGAAGTGGCTCACCGAGCAGACGCCCCAGCGGCAGATCATCGGCATGGCAGCGGAATACGCAAGCCTGGCCGGCAACCGGAAGGTCGAATTCCTGCCTCTTACCTGGCCCCAGGTTGACCGGAAGGCAGGCGAAATCCGCGTTTTCCGCGCAAAGCAGCGGGGCAAGAAGCGGGAGCGGATCGTGGAAATCATCGCGATCACGCCGGCGCTCGACGCGTTGCTGGACCGCTTGCACAGCCTTCACCAGCAGCGCGGCGTGGACTGCTTGTATGTCTTCCCGACCCGGGACAACAACGCATACACGGCTCGGGGATTTAAGACGCTTTGGCAGCGATGCGTGGTACTGGCAATAGAGAAAAAGGTGTTGGCCGAAAGCGACAGGTTTACGTTCCACGACCTTCGCGCCTATTACGCGACACTGCACAAGCAGGTGCACGGCGAATTGCCGGATTTGCACACCAACCCCGCAACCACTGCAAAGGTTTATGACCGCAATAGGGAGGTGAAGCGCACGGCGCTTTAA